TCAGCTGGTTCAGGTTGTTCGCCATACCCGTAAGGCTGCGTATGACGGCAGTTTCCTCGGCCGAGTGTCTGGCCGTTATCGTCGTTTCAAATGCTGATACGCGAAGAAATTCTGCCAACGTGAGGTTAGCCTGTCTGCTGCGTCGGCATAGCCGCTCGTAGTCTATCTTGGAGAATTTCACTGTAACGGCTTTGCTGAGTTTGCACACTCCGCTTACTCTGGGGCGTCCCCTCGGTCTGTTTTTCTTTCTGTCATTCATATTTTCTTCGTTTGATTTCTGATTATTCTTTTTCTCACAATCTGCGACCACCGGGAGCGGATTGCCTCCACTCTTTGGGAGTGGAGCGAGGTTTTCGGGATGCCCGAAAGATAACCTCGCTAACTCCCAAAACTGAAGTTTTGTCCGTTACCCCCTCAGGTCGGCTGCTGACTGTCTGAATACTGTAATGACTGGAGTCAGTAAGCAAGTCGGTCATTCCAGAAAATGTCACAGCTTTCTCCACTGCTCGAAGTCTTCCGAATAGATTTCAAGATGCTGCCGGGCGATGTTTTCAAGCAGTCCGGAAACACTCATTTTACGTCCTCCCAACCTTCGGACAAACTCGTCCAGCCTGTCACGTACCTCGCCGCTAACAAACACAGGCTTGCGGTCTTCTATTCTCGGAACCTGAAGAAAGGCTTTCCGGTATTCGTCCAGAGAAAGTTTCCTCTGCCTGCTGCTTATGCGACGTTGAGATACGGGAACGGCTTCCTCTCTTCCTGTTGGAGGTTGCTGGGGCTCGAATGGAACTTCTACTTGTTCTACAGACTTTGCCTGTTCTCTATTTCCGGTATCATTCAAAGATGATTCACGGGCAGTTTCAATGCTGCCATCTGACGGGAGTATGAATGACATGTCCGTACCTGTCATAGCCTCCCATTCTTCTTTGGTCAATTTCTTTTTTGTTACCATACATTTTTGATTTTAATCGGTTTACTCACTGGTCTCGGTGCGCACCTTGACTCATTGTCGTGAGCAAAGGAAATGTGTATAGTGAACAGAATCAAGCAAATGGAGATACCGTGGCAATTATGTTACCCTATGCACAATATAGATTGGGCGGTCGGTGCTGCCTGCCGTGATTTGCCGGAGTGATCTGTCCATACCGGATTGTTCAAGCGGATTCAGTTTATGAAGAAGGCTCATTGTATGCGGTTGATATGTAACATGATGTCATTCCGGGCAACGCATCGTCACCGGCTTGAAAATCCATTGCAGTGTGATTTCTACTGCTTTTATTTGCAGTGGGAACAGGATAAAACAGTCACATTTCCAAACGAGAATAGGACAATGAGACATGATGGAATATCGGCTGTAAAAGACCTGTCCTTTTCCGGAATTTTGAATATATATGTTTAACTCAAAATAATGAAGACAATGGAAATCATCAGCTTTGAAAAAAGGACTTTCGAAGAAATTGCTGCTAAGCTGGATCGTTTTGTGCAGCGGGTGGAAAGTCTGTGCCGTGAACATGGCGGAAAGGAAACAAGTGAATGGATGGACAACCACGAGGTCTGCCGCAGGTTGCGCATCAGCCCGAGAACCTTGCAAACCTTGAGGGATAACGGAACGCTTGCCTTTACTAAAATCGGGAACCGAACTTACTACCGTCCTGATGATGTGGAGCGAGTAGTCGGTAATGTGGAGGAGAAACGTAAGGAAGCCCGTTGGAAAGGCAAGACCATTTGAGAGAATTTCAAGAATAATGTATAACCCAATATCAAGAGCATATGAGTAATGAAATCAGAGAAAAGGACCACGAGTGGGTAAAGGCGTTCCACTCGAATTTCGACAGGCTGCTGGCCTTGCTCGAAAAGTTGTTGAAGAAACGGCAACCATCTGCCTATGGCGATAAACTGCTGACGGACAAGGAAGTGGCATACCTGCTGAAAGTAAGCCGGAGAACCTTGCAGGACTACCGCAACAATGGAATTTTGCCTTACACACAGGTAGGCGGCAAGATTCTCTACCGGGCTTCCGACATAGAAAAGACACTGATGAAAGGCTACAAGGAGGCGTACAGATACAAAAGAAGCTAACATCCCAAGCGTCCCCGCAAAGAATATACAAGGATTTTGATTTTTCTGGAGGGAGCGCAGTTGACCGCCTGCCCATTTTATTTGTGTTTCTATAAAATAGCCTTCCAAAATGATAAAATAACAGCATATAGAATTGGACCCTATTTGAACCAATCTATATGCTGTTTTGTCTTTTTCTTCTGACTTTTCCGTCAGTCGCTTGTTTCCGCTGCCGTCAGCGTCCATTGTACAGACGTGAAAGGGAAAAGGTTTTCGGGCTGAATACGCTCTGAAAGAGGAAGATTCTGCCCGAAACGGCATAGCCGCCCGACCTTTTCGCTTTCAATAGAGTCTGTACTAACTTCTATGGACGGCAGAGGGAACGGGCGACTGTCTGGGATTGTCCTTTTGCTTTTGTCTTCGTTTCATCAGCTTGTCCATGTCCTCGGATATTTTATCATCGGTTACTTTGGCATATCCTTGTGTCGTTTTAATACTCGTGTGTCCCATCATTTTACTTATACTTTCTATCGGGACACCTGCAGAAAGCATCAAAGTACCGAACGAATGCCTGCTGGCGTGATAACTCAAATTCTCCTTTATACCAGCCACGATACCTATCTCATGTATGCAGTACCATAACATGTCACGTTTGGGCAATGGGAATATGGGGTTGCTTTCATCCGTTGTGTTATACATAGCCAATATCTGTTCAGCTATGGGATGAAGAGGTATGAATGACTCCACATCCGTTTTTTTACGGTTGATACGGATGTACTTTCTTCCGTCTAAAGTCGTTTCAATATGTGAAGGATAGAGCCGTTTAACATCAACGTAAGACAATCCGGTGAAGCAGGAAAATATGAAAGCCCTGCGTGTAAGTTCCTGTAATCTTTCTGGCATAGGCTGCTCCATAATCCTTTGCAACTCAGCCCTGCTTATATGTTTCAATTTGCCTGTAGGCTTTTTCTCGTAAGGTACATCCGCAAGCGGGTTGAAACGGAGAACCTCCCTGTCAACGGCAATATATATCAGTCTGTTCAGCCATGTAAGACAATGGTTGATGTGACTCGCACCGCAACCTTTGCCCTTCAGATATAGTTTGTATTCCCAACCGAAATCTTCTGTAATGTCTTCAAAAGCTATGTCATTCATCCCCATAGAAAGCAGGTATTCGTGCAGGTATGCCTGAGTAGACTTGGACTGACGGTAAGATGAGGTAGAATTTATCGCTACGGAACGGATTCTCAACCTTTCGCGTTCTTCTTCTCCGGTTTTCAAAAGAGTTACAGGAACAGTCCCTATACATGTTATTTCGTTTTTCAGCATTTCAGCAGTTATCATACCCGTTTCCTTTAACAGGTTCGTGTAAGAAGTTTCAAGCCTTGCCCGTAGGTCCGCAAGAAGACCGTTTGTCCTGCCATCTTTTACCGTTCCGTTTTTGGTATTCCAGCATTCAGGATTGCAATAATATCCGGTAGTAAATACACTGCTCTTGCCGTCAATCGTGATACGGCACATGATGGCTGTTGTCCCGTCGGCCTTGACCTTGCCTCGGTTAATATAGTAGAGAATAGAAAATGTACTTCGCATTGTTTAAATATTTTATGAGTTACAGAATCAGTTTCAGGTCTTTTGTCGCCTCGATATATTTGTCCATGTCCTCAAAAAGTTTTTTGGGAGTCACACGGGCATACACTTGGGTTGTACCTATATCCGCGTGTCCCAGCATCCTGCTGACAGTTTCAATTGGCACACCGTTTTCTAATGTCATAAGGGTCGAGAACGAATGTCTCCCCATGTGGTATGACAAACGGCCTTTTATCCCGACTTTCATTTTGATGCTTGTAAGACACCATTTCAAAGCCTGGTAGGGTATGACAGGAAACAAGGTAGCCCTTGTCTCATCCTTGTACTTTTCAATAAGAGCCACGGCTTCCGGCAACAGCTTGACACGGCACAGTTGTCCGTTTTTTCCTCTTCGGTATTTCAACCATGTCGCTCCCTGATCATCCTTGGATAGGTTATCAGGAGTAATTGCAACTACGTCAACATACGAAGTCCCGGTGTAGCAGGCGAAAAGAAACATATCCCTGACTATAGAATGTTCGGGGCGGCAGCCGGTAAGCTCTACATCTCTTATTTTTTCGAAATCATCCTTGCTCAATGCTCTCGGGAGTGTCTCTTTCTGTTTTGGCAGCTGGTAGTGTTCAAAATAGAACTTGTCCGAATGTCCTTCCTTGAACGCGATACGGCAAATCTTTTTCAGTATGGCCAGATAGTGACGCACTGTCTGGACTCCCAGTCGTTTCTCAATTACAACATATTCCTGAAATTCACGGATAAACAGTTCATTAAGCTGGCAAAAGGCAAGGTCTGACACATTGAACCTGCAGTTTATGAATTCTGCAAGACGGTTACGGGTATAAATATAGTTTGGAAGTGTACGGTGGGATATGTCTATCCCCACACGGGATTTCACTTCCTCGATATGCCTGTCGAACAGCTTGAGCAATGTCATTTGGGTATCTTTGCTGCCTTGAAGCATTTCTTTTACATCCGTTGCATTAAAATCATTTTTCCGTTCCACGAGAGAATCAAAGGCAGCGTTTACAGCCAATAGCAACCTGTCGATTTTTGCATTGGTTTCCACCGCTTCTTTACTTTTCCCATTCAACCGACTCTCCCGTGGATTCCATAACTCTGGAGTACATGACAGCTTGCAACTGAATTGCGCCATCGTGTTGTTCACCGTTATTCGTCCCATAATTGGAGCCTTTCTGAACTTGTCAAGACCGCTCTTTTTCAGGTAGAGCAACACCTTGAATTTTTCTACTTTCATA